GACGCCGTCAGGGTCCGTCATTACGGATCCGCTGGACTGCCCCAAAACGTTGAGCGTCGTAATTGTCCGCGAAGCCTTCGAGGCGCTTGCGTTAATCGTCCCACCGTAAAGATTGGCCGTCGTAATCGTGCCGGTCGATTCGGGCTGAATCGTTCCGCCGTAAACGTTGAGCGTTCCAATAGTGCCGGTGCCGACCGTTCGGACGCTTCCGCCGTTTAACTCGGTTGTCGTCGTTGAGCATTGCTGGCGAACCGTTCCGCCGGTCAGATAGAGCGTCGTCACCGTCGCGTTCTCGCCCAGCCAGACGTCGCCATCCAGAACTTTAACCGTCGTTGCCGTAGCGGATTGTGCGGCGTCTAGAGCGACGCCGACGGATCCGCCGTTGATAACAAGTGTCGACAATGCCGAGCCGATAACGTTTAACGCTCGCTGCCCGCTCGTGGCTCCACCGCTCGAGTTAACAATCGGCGAAACGCTTGAGCTGCCCAGGTTGATAAACTGTTGGCCGCCGAGCAGGTCAAACCGAACCTCGCCGCTCACGCCTATTTGGAGATATCCCGTCGAGCTTCCAACGTCCTGGTCGAAATCTTCGAAGACCAGGCTCGCCAGGGTGACGGCACTCTGGTTAAGTCCGGCCGTTATCTTTGCGGAGCCAGAGGGAATAACGACGTCATCTGTTGAAACGGGAACCGAGCCCTCGAGCCAGTTTCCAGAAACGCTCCAATCGTAGGGCGTCGTTGCGTCGTTACCATCCCAAGTTCGAACTGCCATTGTTATTTTTCCTCGTTAGAACAGAACGCCAGGTTTTAGGATGGCGAAGTTGTTAAAGTCCCGCTCACTCTCGGCGTCAATCCAGTAGTTATAGAAAACCGACTTTGAATCTTTAGTTCCAGTCACTCGCGATTTGCGTAAAACGTCGCCCTCGGCATTGAGCAAAACTGGATTTTGTAATGGAGCGCCGCGTTCGTCCCGCAAGACCTCAGTTTCTGGATTGCTATTATTAACGCGGTCGTTAAACGACCCGGAATCGGCGAGCCTGGCGTAACCTTCGTCAAGGTCTTTGATTAGGTGCAACCCGTAATCGACAACAAACTCAACTTGTGTCTGGACAAGGTTAAACTCAGAGTTTCGTTCCATCCGTCCGACGCTGACATTTGAGATAAGCAGTGCGTGCTTTGTAAAGTTACGCCTGAAACGTCCGCCACCTGCCGGCGGGCCTTGAATAACAAAGTCATCCGCGTTGATTTTTCCGACCATAGAAGCGAGGCTTGTAAAATTCGCATTAACCTCAGCGAACGACAGATTTCCGCTTAACCGGATAACTGGGAAGCCGATTTCCTTCTCTGGTGCCGGAACTTTGGGAACAAAAGCGGAAGAGCAAATCGGGCCGGTGAACTTGCCGCCATGATAAAGGTTAAACGAGTTTGCACCATGGATTGCCTCGCTGTTGTCGGGGAAGACTTTAACCGTTCGAATCCATTTGGCTCGGTTTACAATTTCGCGTTTCGTTTGATAAACAATCTCGAGGTAGGGCGTCGTGAACGTTGAGCCGCCATCATCAGTATCCGGTTCGTCTGTAGTTCCAGGTTCGTCGCCTCCGCCTCCGTCGCCACCTTCAGGCTTCTTGCCTTTTTCTTTGGTAGTATCAAACGAACACTCAACCCGCCAAAGGCCGCCGCTGCCACTTGCAGCAGCGTTGGTTCTGCGTCCACCTTTTACCGATATGCTTTTAAGTGTTGCAGCTGGGTTACGGTCGTTGCCAAAGCTGTATTGTTTGCCCAGTCGAAAAAACGGGTTACGGCGAATAGTGTCGGGGCCGTCCAGGTGCGAGTCGGTGTAGACCTGATACTCGACAGAGCAAGCATAATTTTCTCGGTCGAAAGTACCGCTTAGAAAAGCGTGCTCTTTGATGTTGGTTATTGCCATGCTAAAACGCGCTCACTTCGTTGATTTGAACTGGTGGGTTATCGGCTATCTCTTCTGTGTTTTCGACGATGCGTTCTAAGAGGGCTTCTTGTTTCTCGAGAGCTCGTAACGATGCCCGCTGAAAAGTTGCCTCTTGCGGGTTTCTCTGGAACTTGATGATAGATTCAAACGCCGACTGCGAACCCTGGCCCGTGATGCTGTCAAAGCTGCGTTGAGTCTTTTTGAGGTTGGCGTTGATTTCTTCGATTTCGCTTCGAACCTGGCTAAGTCGCTCACGAGCCTTTGCGGCGTTCTTCGCGGCAGAGTTGCCGACCTCCGGCAGCGCTCCGCTGGCGACTTGCTCGGCGCCTTGCTCAAGGTCTGCCACTGTCGAATTTAGGTCGTCCATTGCGTAAGCCACGCCAGCAACAGCCACGCCAGCAACGACGGCACTGGCGGCTAAGACGGCCCAACCTTTCGGTCCGCTTAACGCCTGCTGGATAACTTGGGCTGTCGCCAACGCGCGATAGGCTCCAATCAGCATTTTGAAAATGCCAATTACCTTCGGGATAATCATGAGCGCGCCGAGAAACGCCGTAGAGAAAAGGCCGATATTAACGACAAGGGTTCGCGTTCCAGAGTCGAGCGAAGTAAACGTATTCGACAACTTCGTTAACAGCGGTGTTATTACGCTCGCCAGCTGTGTTGCGATACCTTGGAAAACTTTGCTAAGTCGGTTCATCGCATCCGTAAAGTCGGCGGCCGCTTTCGCGTCCTCCTCGCTCATGACAATCCCGAGGCGTTTTGCCTCTGCCATCAACTGCTCAATGCCCGCTTCGCCTTGTCGCAACATTGGTAAAAGCTGTGTCCCGCTTCTTCCAAAAAGCTCCATGGCAAGAGCTGCCTGGCGAGATGGGTCTTCAACACTTGCTATGGCTTTCGCCATTTCTAAAAACTGCTGCTCCGGTGAAAGCGTCTTCAGCTCGTTGATGTTGAGGCCGAGCATCTGTAATGTCTTGGCTGCCGTCGTCGAGCCTTGCTGGACGTCCAGGAGCACTCGTTGCATGTTACGGATGCCAGTCTCGACAGTCTCAATGCTGGCTCCAGATTGCTCCGCCGCGAACTTCAAACCTGACAACGCTTCAACAGAGACGCCGGTTCGTTGGCTCATCTTGTCGAACATGTCGCCGAGGTCGGCGAAGTCGTTAACCATTCCTCGAATGGCATAGATGCTAAACGCCCCAGCAATACCCGCCGCAATATTACTAGCAACGCCCTGGAACCTTCTCAAGTCTTTTTGGGCGCGATTCAAACCGGCAGACATGCCGCCAGTTCGAGCTACCACGTTAACCGCAAGTTCACCGATTAGAGCCATAACGAGCCGCCGCCATCTTTTGGAATTGTTCCGGGGTCAAACGTTGTTTGTTGAAGTCTTCCGGGTCAATGCTCAGGTAAGCCGCCCATTCGATAATCTGGTCAAATGTCATCGCCTCGAGCAGGTCGTCCACGTTTAAGAAACCGAGCTTCTCAGCTAACTGGTAAGCAAAGTATCGAATCGGGCGGGCCTTTAGTTTTTTGCTGAATCCTCAACCGCGAGCTGGTCAATGCGGTTATGCTTCTGGGCTGCCATGCCAAGTTTGACAAGTAAGCCGAACTCGAGTTCGGCAAGTTGCTTTTCTTCTTCTTCGGTCGTAATCAAACGAGCTCCGGCTTCGTCAACCAGGCACAAAGAAAGCAGTCCAGATAGCTGGTCGACGCTGTCGTTGTTCAACTCCTGGTCGGCAAACCTACTGGCAAAGATTGACATCTCGCGACCGTTTAGCGATTGCAGTCGAAACGAGGTTTCAAGCTCTGGTGCTTCAACGTCCAGGTAACGTCGCTTGCAGCTTTGAAGCAGCTTTTCCTTATTCGCTATCGCCATCGTCTTTGGGCTCCTCGGATAAATGGTTAACGCTACTGACTTCGGGAGTCTTCCCAAGCTCGGCAGCAACGAAGTCTTGTAGCTCGCTCGTGAAAATATCGGGGAACGCCTGCAAAAGCTGAACGTTGCCCGAAGCTAAGTTGAGATAACCGCACAGGTAAAACAGGCCGTCGTCTTCGTCACGAACTCGGATTGCTTTAACGTCTTTAATGACCGGAACGAGTACCCCGCGCACCTTTTGGCGCGCTGGGTGGTCGTCCAGTTGGAAAGTAAAGTTAGCCATCTTCCTCAACTGCCTGCTGTGTAGGTCGGCCCTGTGTTGCCATCCCACTTGATGGTTGCCGTCCCTCGCATGATTTCGCCGTTAGATGCTGTGCCACTTGTGGCCGCTGTCAAAAAGCCAGTACCTGCCAGCGTTGCGTTTGTTGTTTCGCCACTTAAAAGCGGGAAAGTAATCGTGATGGTTTCCGCCGCTCCGCTGATGGGCGGGAAAGTTCCGAAGCTCGGGTTCCATTCGAACTCAATCTCCGCTTCGCCACCATCAACCAGGGCGTCTGGGATGAACTCTTTAAAGCCACTGGTTCCGAGGTAGGTTGTCTCGAGGGCTTCGCGAGTTTGCGTCGAACCTCCAATGCTGTAGACGTTCGCGCTGAAGCTCGACGTCCCGAACGCTATGGTCGTTCCATTTCCAGTCAATGCCATTGTCTAACCCCTATAAAGCGGTTTCCGTAAAATAGACCTCGTAATCGCTCATTAACTGGTATAAGCCAACATCATTGGCATGAGCGGGAGCGTCGTAAAAGTCACTATGATTTGTCGCTCGCACCGAAGTAATCTTGACGCCGCTTACCGTCCCCTGGTAAGCCTCCAGGCTTTCTCGGACGGCATCGCGGACCTGTTCGGCTCCAGCGTAAGTGGTGCCGACGCAATCCAGCTGGACCGTAGCAACAGCCAGCCCAGTTGTTCCGCCCAGGTGCGGGTCACTGTTTCCGGTGATGCGTTGATATCTAATCGCCGGCAGAGTCACGCCCTGCGGCAGCGTTAACGGATAAATCCTCGAGCCAACCAGTGCGGTAACGGCCGCATCACTAACGAGCTTTAGCCTCAATGTTTTGCCGATGTCGCTCATGGTTTAGCCCGCCTTTACCTTTACGCCTCGGCTGTCAATCTTGCCATGGAACAACTGCGAAGCCGTTTCGTCGATGACGCGGGAAAGCTCGTTTCGAAAAACGTACCGCACCTGTTCGGCCGCTGCGTCTTTGGCTTTGCGAAGGTAAGCCTTCGCCGGGATGTTGCGTTTCGCGCTGCCGTATTCCAAAACCGCTGGATAGTATCCGCGGTCGTCCGGGTCGATGCCGAGCGTGTCGCGGGTCGGCGTTCGCACTGACGCCCCCAGCAATCCACGGCGTTTACGTTTACCTTGACCGACTGCCCTAACCTTCATGTTCTTTTGAAGCTTGCCAGTGTCGACAGGAACCAAGGCTCGGGCTTTTTCAAGAACTGGTTTCGTCGCTTTCCGCAGAACCTTCCGCAAGATTTTCTTTTGCAGGATAGGTTCAAAACCCTTGAGGGCTTTTATCGTCTGCTGTAGACCTTCGATGCCGACAAGCATCTCAACGCCCATTCCGCCGGCACTGGCCGATTCAACAAACGAGCCAGGCGTTCCAGAGGCGAAGCGTCTGCCGGTATGCCGACTTGCGGCGTTTTTCATAAAGCCCATTAGACGGCCTCCCTAACTGCTTCAATCACAAGCAGGCGTCCCATTGAATCCGGGTCGACCGCGCTTTTGATGTTGTATATGGAGCCGTCGCTGGCTTTAAGTCTGTAAAGCGGCGTAATGTCGCTAGCGTATCGCGTCTTAATCAATGCGGTAACGTCATCATCGACGTTGCCGTTGCGGATAAACTCTCGCGAGCTTTTCGGGATTACCTGGGCTCGGATGTTCCGTTCGTCTGTCCATGATTCGACCGGCTGCCCGTTGTCGTCTTGGGTCGGCGTGTTTTTCTGCAACGTCAAAACGCTGCGGAACATTTCACGCGCAACAACTGTTTTGCCGTATCCGCCACCTCTTAGCATCAGGGATACTCCGAAACACACGCGGCTTGAACAATCGAACGGTAGGCTTCAACGATAGGCGAAGTCGTGCCAAACATCGGCCGCCCGTCGTAGAGCATTTCCACTTGTAACAAGACTGCCTGCCGCAGCTCGGCCGGAACGTCGGTTGCCGCGTCGCCGTAGCCGGCAACATAAGTAACCGTAATACCTCGCTTCTCGAGCCGAATCTCAGGCCAATCGTCGCCGAATACCGGACAAATCAAGCCTGGCTCGTCGTCAGTGAATACGTCGTATTCACTGGCAGACCAGGTTGTGGTTCCGCCGCCGTCCGGCACATAGGTAATGCTCGTTACCGATTGAAGCGGCGAATACGGCAAGCGAATCGCCTTCTTCGGAAACTCGTCGAGCTTCAGCCGCCAGGTTTGCGTAATCAACGCTCGCCGCGTATCGCGTTCAACCGCCTGGCGTGCTGCAACAATGTTCGCCGCCAGGATGGTGTCGTCGTCGTTAGTTGAGATCCGCAGTTGGTCGCGGGCTTCGCTTAGGCTTACGGGTTCGACCGCCGGAGCGACTGTTCTTTTTAGGCTGTACTTCTGGGCCATCGTCGACAAGCTCCGCAACGCCTCGACGGATCCAAAGCTCCGCAGCGCCTTTTATGGTTGTCATTTGGAAGTCTTTGGGATAACCCCCAAACGATTTCAAAAACCGAATGTTAACTAGCATGAGAAAAAGCCGGGGCCGTTAAGCCCCGGCCTCCTGTTCAATCATTAAGAAGCGGCGGTTTTAATACCGGCGAACGCTCCAGTTGAGCTCGCCCCTGGTGCTTCATGAACAGCCAGGTCATAACGAGCGGTTAGACGCAAGGTCATAACGTCAAGGTTGAAAGCGTAGTCGGCCGAGCTTGCAATCTCGACGCCTTGACGGTCGCCCATCACAACGCCAGCGTTGAAGTTGCCGAAGAAGACGCCGAACTTGCTGGCCGCACTGGCTGGCATA